CTCGTAATGTAAACGATTTACTACAACCACTCTTCTTATTGTGTGGTATTGATCTAGTTGATTTTAAACTGGAGTTTGGGTATGACGCCCATGGTGATCTCTTCTTGGCTGATGAACTGTCACCAGACAACATGAGGTTATGGAGTAAAGACAGAACAGAACGGTTCGATAAGGACTTGTTCCGTAAGGGAGAAGGTGATATAGTAGAAGCCTACAAGATTATTTTGACAAAACTGAGGCAGTTTGTATGAGTCGTAATGAATTCGTTTGGGTGGAGAAGTATCGCCCCCAGACTATTGATGATTGTATTCTTCCTGATAACATCAAGAAGACCTTTATTGATTTCCTAGATAAAGGTGAGGTTCCAAATCTTTTGTTATCGGGACCACCTGGATGTGGTAAAACCACTGTAGCTAAAGCACTTTGTAACCAATTAGGAGTAGATGTTTATGTTATCAACGGATCCGATGAAGGGAGATTCCTTGATACTGTCAGAAACAATGCGAAGAATTTCGCTTCGACCGTATCGCTTTCGTCAACTGCTAAACACAAAGTCATCATCATTGACGAAGCAGATAACACAACCCCGGATGTACAACTTGCCTTACGGGCGTTTACTGAGGAGTTTATTGGCAACTGTAGATTCATCTTCACTTGCAACTACAAAAACAAGATCGTTGCTCCCCTCCACTCCCGATGTGCAGTCATCGACTTTGCCATTAGGGGAAAAGAACGACAGGAACTTGCAGGTAAGTTCTTCAAAAGACTCCAACAAATCCTGGATCAAGAATCTATTGGATATGACGCAAAGGTCATTGCAGAACTTATCAACAAACACTTTCCAGATTGGAGAAGAGTACTCAACGAAGTTCAAAGGTATTCGGTCGGGGGTAAAATCGACTCAGGAATCCTCGCAAGTTTTTCGGATGTAAAGACTAATGATCTCTTTAAAAAACTTAAGTCCAAAGACTTCTCGGCAGTTAGGAAGTGGGTTGTTGATAATCTTGACAACGATCCCACTGTATTGTTACGTTCTATATACGATGCAATCTACGCCCATCTTGATGGTCCTGGTATCGCTGCCGCTGTACTTATTATTGCGAAGTATCAGTACCAAAGTGGCTTCGTTGCTGACCAAGAAATAAACATGTTAGCTTGTCTGACTGAAATTATGGTGGAGGCTGAATTCAAATGAGTAAACCCAGACAAAAGAAATCCAGAACTTATTATTACTTCTGGGGTTTGGCAACAATTGCAGTTGTGACTGGACAAATATATATCGGTAGTGGATATCACTCCATGGCCAATCAAGTTCGTGATTTAGTTGAGGTTGCTAAATGAAGAAACTATTGATAGCTTTGGGAGGAGTTCTCTTACTCTCCTCACCTGTAATGGCTCACAGTAAAGGGTTTAAGTATCATACTCGTGGTAGTCACACTCACTGCCATAACCACCACAAACGTGGATACAGTCACTGTCACTGGCACTCCCATAGACCTGGAAATGGTCACCATGGAAAGGAATATATGCATGGTAGAAAACATCATATTCATTATGGCCATCGTGATCATCATGGTCACTACGATCATGATTTTGGTTTTCAAATTATTATTCGTTGATTTATGGAACTTAAAGATTGGTTGAATTCTCTTAACTTTACTAAAGAGAATCTTATTAGTGATGAACCCTATCTGGCAAAAGAGTATCCACCCTATATTGTCAATCGTTGTATGTCTGGACATATGGATTCAGTCATGTATGCCCAAGAGATGAATAAGTATCACTTCCTTGATAAAGATTTGCAATATAATTTTTATCTAAATACTCTGAGAAAGAGGAAGAGATTCTCTCCTTGGATTCGGAAGGATAAAGTATCAGATCTTGATTATGTAAAACGTTACTATGGTTATAGTAATGAGAAAGCATCTCAGGTTATGAAGATTTTGACTCCTGAACAAATTGCATACATTAAAAAACGACTTGAAACTGGTGGGAGTAAAAAATGAGTCAAACTACTGAACCTCAGGTTCATTGGTCTCAGGATAAGATGATTGAGGTTAGATTGAATGAACCTGATGATTTCCTGAAAGTCCGTGAAACCTTAACTCGTATTGGTGTGGCTTCTCGTAAAGAGAAGAAACTATATCAGTCTTGTCATATCCTTCATAAGCAAGGTAAGTATTATATCGTTCACTTCAAAGAACTATTTGCTCTTGATGGTAAGTATGCAAACCTTACTATCAATGATGTACAACGTAGAAACCGTATCACCAAACTCCTCTCTGATTGGGGATTGATTGATGTATGTGCAGAGGATGAGATCATTGACATCGCACCACTGAACCAGATTAAAGTTCTACCTTACAAAGAAAAAACTGAGTGGGTACTAGAACAGAAGTACAATATCGGATCGAAAAAGAACCAGGGTAGTGAAACCCCACAATAAAAGGTAGGGAGTTCCGACTCCCTTTTTTTATGCCTTCTGATATATACTTTATGAGTGGAGGCCGAAAGGGTCCACACATTTCAAACTCGCTTACTAAAGGAGTAACACATGACTACACTAGCACGCTACAACTCTGCAAACATCAATCAACTGATGGAACGTTTGCAACGAAACACGATCGGTATGGATGATTATTTTGATCGTGTATTCAGCTACGAAGCACAAAGCTATCCTCCATATAACCTCGTTCAAGTTTCTGAGGATGAGTCCCGTCTAGAACTGGCCTTGGCAGGTTTCAGTCAGGATGAGGTAAAGGTCTACACTGAGAAGGGTTATCTGGTTATTGAGGGACAGAAGGAGAGCTCAGACGGACGGGAGTATATCCACCGCGGTCTGGCATCACGTTCCTTCACTCGTTCCTGGTCTATCTCAGAAGATACTGAAGTCTCTGATGTAACCTTTGAGAATGGTCTTCTGGTAGTAACACTGGCACGAGTTATTCCTGAGAGCCGTCGCCGTCGTTATCTTATGGGAGGTGGCGATACTAAATAATCTATATCGTCGCCGCGGGAGGCACCTGGTCAGTAATCAGGTTGCCCTCCCCCTTTTTTTGCACTATAATAATAGGAGATACTGTCTGAATATGGCAACTCGTACATACAAGAAAATCGATAGTAAAGGTCGTGAGGAAACTTGGGAGTGGGAAGAAACTCCTGAAGTTGTGGCAGCAGTCAAACAACTTCATGCCACTATCGCACTGAATAAACTGAGACTCGAAGAACTAAAATGACTGTAAAAGTAGTACTACTCAAATCAGGTGAAGATATCATCGCTGATGTTGAGGAAATGATTGTAGGTGAACCAGCAAGAGTGGTTGGATACTTCTTCAACTATCCTTGTTCTGTAAAACTTCTAGGTAATGAACCTGTGAAGGATAGAAAGAGTTCTCCCTTCAAGCTTCGTATCACACCATGGGCACCACTTTCTAAGGATCAGAAGATTCCTGTGGTGTCTGATTGGGTTGTCAGTATTATGGAACCCATCGATGATCTTCTAGATATGTACACAACAAGTATTAAAGACTATGAACAAAGACAATCTCAAACTACTGGTTCTGCCGACGAATCAGATTCTACTGACTCAGATTGAAGAAGCTGGTGGTGACATCGGTGAACCTGATTGTAGAATGGTTGAACCATTTCTGGTAAACGATGATGGAACCCTGTCTCCATGGTTAGTTTCTCTTACCAATCAGAACTCATTCATGATTCATTCTGATAAGATCTTGACTATCGTGGAACCCAATGGTACACTAGTAGATAAGTACAGTGACCTGGTGAAGGAATGAACTTTTACGCCAATGTGATTATGGTTGGAAATGATTTCCTCGTTCGTGGTTATGAAAATGGCAAAAGAGTTCAATATAGGGAGAAGTTTCAACCCACCTTGTTTGTTAAATCAAACAGGGAGAGTGAGTGGAAGACATTGGAAGGTGAGAACGTAGAACCCATTCAACCTGGGTATGTTCGTGATTGCCGTGAGTTCTACAAAAAGTATGATGGTGTAGATGGTTTCAAGATCTATGGAAATGATCGATACATCTACCAGTATATGTCTGAGAAGTTCCCACAAGACGAGATCAAGTGGGACATGTCCAAGATTAAACTTGTTACGATTGACATTGAGGTGAAGTCAGAAGCTGGATTCCCCTCACCAGACTCTTGTTCAGAGGAGATGTTAACCATCTCTATTCAGGATTACAATACTAAGGAGATTCTTACTTGGGGACGTAAACCTTATACTCCATCACAAAAGAATGTCACATACTTCCACCATGAAGAAGAAGTGGATATGTTGAGAGCATTCATCAATTGGTGGAATCAAGATCCCCCAGAGGTTATTACTGGATGGAACTGTAGGTTATATGATATCCCGTATCTGTGTGGTCGTGTGGATAGGATAATGGGAACCAAAGAGATGAAGAGATTATCTCCTTGGAATATCATTCAACATGATGAGGTATACATCAATGGTAGACCACACAATATATACAATATCGCAGGTGTAACCACACTTGACTTTATGGATCTCTATAAGAAGTTTACCTATGTGAACCGTGAGTCATATCGATTAGACTTTATTGCAGAGACAGAACTTGGACAGAAGAAGTTGGATCACTCAGAGTTCAACACTTTTAAGGATTTCTATAATGGTGACTGGAAGAAGTTTGTAGACTATAACATCGTTGACGTGGAGCTAGTTGATAGGATGGAGGATAAACTTCGTCTGATTGAACTGGTGATTACTATGGCATTTGATGCTAAAGTGAACTTTGTTGATCCTATGTTTCAGGTTAGATTGTGGGATACAATCATCTATAACTATCTAAAGAAGAGGAATATTGTAGTTCCTCAAATGGATAGAACAGATAAGGATTCAAAGTTCGCAGGTGCATATGTCAAAGAACCGGTTCCGGGAGTCTATGACTGGGTTGTCAGTTTTGACCTTAACTCTCTCTATCCTCATCTTATTATGCAATACAACATCAGCCCAGAAACTCTCTTGGATGAAAAACACCCAACGGTCACAGTTGATCGAATTCTTGATGAGACGGTGAACTTTGAGATGTATAAGGACAACGCAGTTTGTGCCAATGGTGCAATGTATCGTAAGGATGTGAAAGGTTTCTTACCTGAATTGATGGAGAAAATGTATGGTGAACGTAAGGCATTCAAGGGTAAGATGTTGAAGAGTAAACAGAAACTAGTTGACATTGAAGCCGAGATGAAGAAGAGAGG